CTTCAGGAATTAATTCCCTTTGCCCGTAGGGACCATTGGCTTTACAGCCCAAGGTCCCAGGCGGGCACCCATCTGCGAACAAGCTTGTCCGCAGATACCAAAGCTGTTCCTAATCTCTCTTCGTGAGACTTAGGTGGCTTGCAGGCCTCAGTAAAGTACTGAAACAGCATTGGGTCGAGCCCAGTTGGTATGCGCTGAGCCTTCGTTAGAGGGCAAAGCACTTCATACTCCAGGCGATGCAAGGTAGAGTGAAAACGGCTTCTCAGCCGGTTCTCTCGCCAAGGATCCGTGGAGTACCAACCGAACGCTCCTGAATCGATCGGCACGAAGGGTATCGGAAGATTCTTCCGAAGCCTCCTGACTGTCGAACTAATGTATCCGGCTGTATTCACCCAAGCCTTCGCGAGAAGGTTATTGTGGGAATCGACGGAAGACATAATCGATCCAGGCCGGGATACATCAGGGATCGAGCGGACGCCTACGGGGGTTACATCAACCCCATTGAAGGCGTCACAACCACAGGATTCACGGAACTTTCCAGTTCCGTAAGTCTTGTTGTGGTTGACCTTAAGACCTAAGGCCTCGAGTGTTCCCTGAGTAAGATCCCATGACGTAACGGGTACGATGATATCGTCCCCGAATACGCGGACCTCCGGTCCTAGACGTCGTATATTCGCAGGCGTTGGTTTCAGCCCCCTCTCGTAGAGAAGGCAGCCGATTCCAATACAGGCAAAGATGTACGTCTGGATAGGAAAGGTCACAGCCGATCCCATTGTGGAAAATTTCCGAAGTCGATGAAGCTTCGGTTGTTTCCGATCAAGTTCATTGATAATGAACTGAGTTCGAGTCGCGACGAGGGCACGGAGTAAAGGAGTATTCCTCCTAAACATCCGTTCCACGAGGTGGCAAGAAATCCGATCGGAAGCGGACGACAAGTCAATTGTCGCCCACTCTCCACTTTGAGAAGCTGCGAGCGCCATTGCCTGATTGTGCGATTGAGTAGTGAAACTAATCGATCGCCTCAAACTGGTTTTGGAAGCTCGCCTATACATGAAGTCGAGTATAGATTGCTGACACCATTGATTGGCTGTAGGTTCAGCGGCTATAAGCCGAGGAGCCTTCAGCGTCTTTGGGACAGCGATCAATCGAGAGGCGCCAGCAAAAACCGGCTCCTCAGCTTCAAGTATAGTGGCATGACGTGCAGCCGCCAGGTAATTATGGAAACCATAATCACCGATTGGGTACACGTCTTCCAAGATATCAGGCCACCATCCAGGGGCATACTTAGTATGCCCTCGGCGCCGGTCTGATACGGCTCCAGGTCCATGCTTAAGTCTTGAGTCGGCTGGGTCAAACCAGCCAAGTTCGGACGCTACTAGATCTGCGACTATTTGGACGCAGAAAGCAGCTGCTCGAATACGCTCAAGAGGGGCCTCGCTTCGGTTCTCGAGAGAACCAAAAAGAGGAACGCTAGTGTTAACGATATCGTCAAGGTGACGATTACCAATACCACCAGCAGAAGATTCCCGTCCATCCCAGAACTGGGAAGGAGGGGGGATCTCCCCTTCGGTCTTGTAAAACTCATCTATCTGTCTCCAGGTAGTTGAGTCTGGGCATGACATCCTGAACCGTTTGACAGCATAACACAGCTGTCTAACGGCCGCGATGCTAACCAAACAAGGCCGTTCCTTAAGCTCTCCACTATCGCTGAAAATCCGTTGAAGTAGTCCCTTGAACAGTCGAGGGATTACTCCCTTACGCTTGGCTGCCCTCATATGAGGGAGCTGCGATAAGGATAGGGAATGGTTTGCCAGACACCGATCAAAGTGTTTGCCAAACTCGGGTAAGGATATCATAAAGAATGATACCCCATCCGTTTCAGCTATTGAGAGCAAGCGCTTGTTATCACGCTCACAATCAACGCGGAGACAAGGGAGCTTACCAGCGATATCGACTAACATCGCTGTGTATAATCCCTGCAAGTAGGAAACGTAGCTGTTATGCTTCTTCATTAGGACTTCTCCTATGATGAGGCGTCTACGGCTACGATCGCGCCCGATCCTGGGTGCCGTCGCACAGACGGAGGAGTCTAAGACTCCTTACCCAGCAACTTGGGGGCGATGCCACCTGCTTTTACCATGTAAAAGCTCATGGCCTCGCTCAAGTCGATGATATCCGACTGAGTTTCGTTGGGATCATTACGAATCGTAAAGATCACTTCGGTCAGTCGGCCGAGGGGAGCCGTCTCGGTTGGCTTCAGATACCTCCGAAACGTCACAGTGTGACGGTCGAAGGGCTGAGTACCAGCCTTGACGTTGTCCGACGTGTGGCGAATTTTCGCCTCATACCAGACAGTACTCTCATCCAGAAAGTAAGTGGATGAGTAGTTACCCCCATCGACATACGGCAACACCTTGGCGGTTCCACCGGAACCATCAAGGGTCACCGTCAGGCTTGATCCTAGCGACATTCTACTTGCTCCTTGGTCATCTAAGTGTCATCGGTCACTTGAACCGCTGCACAAACAACGAACCAAGGATCGACAATCGCCGAGCCCCTATGTAGGGAACTCGGGCCGCGAAAGGTGCATATCCAACATCACGAGATTTCGTG